ATGAGAATAATGATAACTATTTGATCTCATCGGATTTGTGGAAATAGTTGGAAATCAAAGGTTTGGAAATTCCAGAAAATGCCGAATGCGTTATTGCCGTGGATGATTATTTTGGAATGGGCGGATCCCTGGCCGTTGCCTGGACCGATGAAACAAAGAAAATTTATTTGACCGGACAAGTGTTTGAGCGAATGGCCGATGTTTGGGAAGCTGCAAAAAAGATAACGGAAACGCGGACCCAATCAACAATTTTGGCAGGTATCACAATAACGGCAGATCCAAACGTTTCGGGAATGCCCGTTCCAGTTAATGGCGCGGGAACCCGGGAATCACGTTCATCATTTGCCTTGTTGCGGGAATTAGCAAATGAAAAACAAATCCATCACCCCGGATTGTTGGATCTCAATGATCAAATAATTGAAATGATTGTTAAGCCTGCCCAGGCGGGCGGATTAACCCCGGCAATAATCGAGGGCCGCCGAACCGATCTTGTTAAATTAGCGGGATGGGCCGTTCAAGCCGTGTATCGTAAAACCGAAAATTTTGCCGTGATCTATTAACGCGCAAATCCGCCGTTTGATGTAGGATTGTGTTAAGAGTAATGTTTGGAGATACCTTGGCAATCCTTGGAAACATTTTTGGCAATTTCGGCTTGTCCCGATTTGTAAGATCCAATTCCGATATTCTCTTGAATTCCCCCGATGGTTGGATGTCGAACCAAACGAGCAATCAATTTTGGTGGGTTGATTCATCTTTGGAAACGGTCCAACCATCGGGCCTAAATGAAACCGCCCTAAGCTTGCCGGCCGTATCCCGGGCAACATCCTTGATTGTTGACACACTTTCGGGATTGCCGATTGATTTGCGGCGCGGGCTTGAAACACTACCAACCCCGGGTTGGATCATGGATCCGCAACTCACGCGGCCCGATGGGCGCGTTCTGGCCAATGTTCAACCCGGCAGGCTTAACCGAATGGAATTCTTTGGCCAATGGATTCAATCCGCGTTGTTGTATGGTAACGGTTTTATATACATTGACGAGAGGGAAATTAATGGCGCGCCACGCGCAGGATCCTTGCATATTTTGCACCCTGAATTGGTTGATTACATACCGGGAACGGGTTATTTTGTAAGAGATCCGCAATCGTCAGGTTGGGAATATATCCCCGATGGCAAACTAATTCATTTAAGAAATTTTGGTGAATTGGATGAACGCAAATTTGGAATTGGCGTAATTGCCCGCCATGCTGCATAGATAATGACGGCAAACGAAATGCGCAAATACACGGCGGGAGTTTATAAATCAGGAATCCCAAATGGCATTCTCAAGGTTTCAAATCCAAATTTAACATCGGAACAAGCTGCGGACCTAAAGGCCAAATGGCTTGAGAATCATGGGAATAAACGTTCAATTGCTATTTTGAATTCATCAACGGATTTTCAACCTTTAAGTATTTCCCCAGTTGATGCGCAATTGTTGCAAATGTCCCAAATGTCCATTAATGATATTGCGCTATCTTTCGGCCTGGATCCTTATATGTTGGGCGGCTCAAGTGATTCCAATACTTACGCAAATGTTGAATCTCGCAATATTGCATTTGTGCAAAATACATTATTGCCGTGGGTCCGCCGCATCGAGGAAACATTAAACCCAGAAACCCCACGTGGCACATCGGTAAAAATTAATCTTTCGGGATTACTAAGGGCCGATACAGCTACCCGAACAAACGCTTACGCCGTGGGAATCGATAAAGGATGGTACACCGTGAATGAGGTTCGCGCCTTTGAGGATTTGCCGCCATTGCCACAAATTAACGAGGTGCCGAATGTCTGAAAACCTAATGTTTAATGCCGAATTTCGTTTGGCCGAGGATTCCGATGGGCGAACCATTGCCGGAATTGCCGTTCCCTATGATCAAATTTCCTACAGTGTCCCCAATTCAGGCGGCGAAAGATTTGCGCCAGGATCATTGACAAAAACCGCCAATGATTTGATGGGATCAACCCGAAAGAAATTAAAGATTTTTAAAAGCCATGAACACCGAACCGCTATCGGATACGCCACATTATTAAAGGCAGATCATCCCGATGGCCTATGGATGGAAGCGCGTATTGCAGATACCGCCGAGGGAAACGCCGCATTGGCCGAAATTAATGAGGGTGTTTTAGATTCATTCTCAATTGGATTTCGGACAATAAAGGATTCCTATGTTGAGGGCGTAAGGGTTATTAATGAAGCTGCATTGGTTGAGGTTTCATTGGTTCCGCTACCTGCATACGAGGGCGCGGAATTGGTAAGCGTTCGCAACTCATTTGATCCAATTAAGATTTCCAAAATGCCAACCGTTCCGGGATGGATGCGAAAAATCTAATTCGGTTGTATGATTTAAGGGTATGCCGGCACACTCATTTTGAGCCGTTCCACATTCGTTGAAATGTCCGCGTTCACGATTGATTGGAGAAAAATAACCGTGAGCAATCTAAACATTGAAGAAATGATCGAAAAGCGCAACGCCGCCGCCGATCACATAGACGAGATCAATGCCGAATTAGCAGAAAACCCAGGCAACGAGGAATTGGCCGCATCGGCCGCCGAAATCGTGGCCGAGGTTGAATCCCTAGATATGCGCATTGCATCATTTGTTAAAAATACAGAATCCCGCGCCCGTTTCGAGGGAATGGTTAGCGGCTTAAAAATCAAAAAAGAAAAGGAAACCCAAATGAGCGAATATCGCACCGTTGGAGAAAAGTTCATCAATTCCGATGAATTCCGTTCATATTCAGGCGCAGGCGCATCGGGCCGCGTTGATGTTGAATTGAGAGCAACAATCGACACAACCGAAAACCCTGGCTTAGCTTGGATGCGCCCGGATCGCCTTGTCGCACCATCGGCAGGTTTTTCAACCCCATTGTTAAACGCATTTAATCGGATTGTTGTTTCATCAAATTCCGTTGAATGGGTAACAACTGGCCTAGCCCCAGAAGCTGAAATCGTGGCCGAAGGTGCTGCAAAGCCGGAAGCAACAATCATTTCGGGAATTGACGTCATTAACCTTGAAACGGTTGCGCATCACGTACACGCAACACGCCAAGTTCTTGAGGATAGCCCGGCCTTGCGTTCTTACATTGACACCCAGTTAATCCAGGGCGTTTATAAGAAGCTTGATGCCGTTGCAGGTGCTGCACTAACAGGCGCAACATTGCCAACAGCCGTTGGCGCGGATCTAATTTCCGCCGTTCGCGTAGGTATCGGAACCGTTCAAGAAGCAGGTTTTAACCCTGGCCTTGTTGTTCTAAACCCTGCCGATTACGCTGCAATGGATGTTGATATGTTGTCAAAGACACTAGACGGAGACCGTATCCGTGGCACATATTGGGGCCTTGAGGTAGTTGCATCATCCCAGGTAACCGCCGGAACCGCTTATGTTGGCGATTTCGCATCGGGAACCGCGTTCTTTGATCGCAACGTTGCTGCCGTTTATGTTACAGATTCACACGGAACACAATTCCTAAGCAACATCATCACAATCCTTGGTGAAGCACGCGCCGCCGCCGTTATCAGCAATGTTAACGCGTTTGCAGAATGTACCATTGATTAATAAATAACCCGGATGGCCGTTCCGAATGGGGCGGCCATCCACCCCCCGAAAGGTTTTCAATGTTAGTTGATATAAATAAGTTGCGTGAGGTTCTCGATGTTTCCATTGAGATCATTTCCGATGAGGAATTAACAAGCGTGGCTTTAGCAGTTGATGAAGCATTGTTACCATTATTAACCCCCGATGTTGATCACGAAGCGCACGAAAATTGCAGGGAAGCTGCATTGGGAATGGCCGTTCAGGTTTGGCAATCACGCCACGCCCCAGGCGGCCAAATGGTGGGTGCAGATCTAAACATTGTGCAAACACCCCATCTATTGGGCGCGGGCCTTGTAAGCCGCTTTACGGGCTTGCTAACGCCATGTATGCCCTACGGCGGGGCCGTGATTGCATGAACATCGGAGAAGCGCGAACATATGTTCAATCCGCGTTGGCGGATCTGGATGTTAACGTGTATCTAACGGCACCCCAAGGCGGAATCACCCCGCCCGCCGTAATCATCAAGCCATCGCAAGATTGGGTTTCCCGGATCTCGTTGGGACAATTCCAAGTGAACATGGATTTGATCTTGACGGGTCAACCGGCGGGAACCAATGAAGCTGCAATGGAAAGATTAGAAAGTTTGATCAATGAAATTGTTGCAATCTTTCCAATCAACGGTTCCATTTCGGCACCAATCGGGGAAAAAATCGGACAGGCCGATCTACTAACAGCAACATTGCCAATTTCGGTAATGGTTACAGAATAAGGAAAAGAAAAAATGGCTGCTATTGCAATCACAGGAAAAGAATTCACCGTGACGGTTGGCGCGACAGATTACAGCGCGCAAATAACCACGGGATCAATCAACAAAACAGCATCATCGGAAACCATCCAAACCCTTGACGATATCGTGACAATTTCCACAGGCACCGAAACAACCGCATCATGCGATTTTCTATATGATGGCGCAACGGGATTTTATAAAGCCATGTGGGATGCAATCGGCGGATCTGCCGTCACGCTCACAATCGTTGGTGACGATGGCGAATGGACCGGCCAAATGGTTGTAACATCGTTATCCGATGAATTCCCGGCGGATGCTGCTAGTACCTGCACCGCAGAATTTACCGGAACGTTAGCGTTCGCGGCGGTATAACTCTCATGAAACTTGTCATTGGAATTGACCGTGGCGAGGGTTTGGAAAGAGTGACCACCACGCCCCGATCCATAATTGAATGGGAAAGAAAAACGAAATCTAAGATTTCATCATTGGCCCAGGGTATCGGGCTTGAGGATATGGCCTTACTAGCTTGGTACACGTTAGGTTCGCCGGGATCGTTTAATGATTTTATGGAATCGTTAAATGATATCGATCCTTTGGTTGATGAAAACCCGAATTCGCCCCATCAGGAAGCCTAACAAGGCGAATCGTAGAGATTAGCGCACATACGGGAATTCCCTATGATGCCTTGATTGATCTTGATGGGGCGTTAATCGCCACATACGTTGATGTATTGAAAGGGTGAACGATGGCAACAACCCAAGTTTATGGCGTTCGCGAAACCCTTGCGGAAATCAAAAAGATTGATAAGGCGTTGTATTTTTCTTGCGTTAAAAACATTAAAGATGCAACGAAACCATTGCAAGGCGCAATTGCTGCCGAATTTGGCAATGGTTCGCCGCTTAGTGGGATGGAACATCGGGGCCGTACTGGATGGAAAGTTCCGAAAGTAACGGCAAAATTTGGCGGGCGCAAGGATAAAACCGTGGATACATGGGGCCTAGTTAAAATAATTGTTTCAAGTGCATCGGCCCAAATTGTAGATATGTCTGCCCGATCTCATACGGGCGGAAAATCTAGATCCTACAATTGGAAAAACACAAAGCGCGATCACACCATTAACGGACAAGCTAAAGGCATGATCGGAAATTTGCCCGGTTCCCCATCGCGTTATATTTGGCCAACCGCCGATTCATTTGGACCAATGACCAATCGCGCCGTACTCAAGGCAATCGAGGAAACCAGTAGAATTATAAACAAGAATCTAGTTACAAGGAATTAAACATGGCCGTTATTATCCCCATCATTTCAGAATGGAACGCCAAGGGCGTTGATCGCGCCATGGCAGATATGCAAAAGGCTAGTGGCAAATTTGATAAGTTTTCCACGGGGATAAACAAAGCATCACGAACCGCCACAATTGCATTGGGTGGAATAGCCGTTGCCGCCGTTGATTTTGCTAAAGCTGCCGCCGAGGATGAAGCCGCCGCCGCCAATTTTGCCCAAACCCTTAAAAACACTACAAAGGCCACGGATGCCCAAGTTGCAAGTGTTGAGGAATGGATTAGCAAACAAGGGAAATTGTTAGGCGTAACAGACGATCAATTGCGCCCATCGCTTGGCAAACTTGTCACCGCCACGAATGATGTTGCCGTGGCTCAAGATTTGGCCGCCTTGGCCATGGATATATCGGCGGCCCGGGGTATTCCGCTTGAAACCGTTTCACAAAATCTAGCCAAAGCATATGACGGGAACGTTACATCCCTAAATAAAATGATCCCCGGCCTAGATCAAGCGGCAATCAAATCGGGCGATTGGGCAACAATCCAGGGTGAATTGAATTCCGTGGTTGGCGGGGCCGCGGCCGAAGCTGCCGGAACCACCGCCGGGCAATATCAAATTATGACAACCCAAATGAACGAAGCTAAAGAATCAATCGGTGCAGGGTTATTGCCAATTATTCAAACATTGATTCCCTACATTCAACAAATGGCCGAATATCTACAAGAAAATAGCGACAAAGTAATTAAAGTTATTAAAGCCGTTGCCATATTTGCCGCCGTTATAAAGGTATTGAGCGGGGTGGTCAAGGTATATACAATCGTTCAAAGTATTTTGAATATCGTATTGACGGCAAACCCAATTGGATTGATTGTTATAGCAATCGCGGCATTAATTGCCGGGTTTATTCTTGCATATAAAAAATCCGAAACTTTTAGAAACATTGTGGATGCCATGTTCACAGTATTAAAAAAGGTTGGCGAATTTATTAAAAATGTATTGGTTGGGTATTTTGAATTATTGTTCGCAATCGTTGACAAGGTAAAAGAGGTTATTAAAAAGGTAACGGATAAGTTTGATGTTTTTAAAGGATTCTCAAAATTGTTTGGCGGCTCAAGTACCGTAACCCAGGAATTAAACGTTAATTCCAATAGTTCATCATCGGTCCAGGGTTTGGCCCGTTCAAGTGCAATAGTTATGACCGATGAAATGGTTGCCCGAGGGATTGCCCGGATTCTTACTAGGTCCGATCTACGCAACGGAACAAGTATTGGGTTTGCCTAATGCCTACGCCGATCACATTAGTTGAAATAGCGGGAAATGCAATTGATTTCGGCGATGTTGAATATTCAATTTATTTAACTCATGGCCGATCATCAATCACCGATGGCCCTAGGCCATCCACGGCATCAATCACATTAATTTCCCAAGATACGTTGCCGGCCGTTTCAATTGGCGATGTTTTAAGGATCACAGCTCATTCCCTGCCAAGATTTAGGGGGACAATTACAGATCTAACAATTAACCACATTAAAGACGGATACGCCCGAATACAATTAACCGCAACGGGCGTAATTGCCCAAATGGGAAATCGTTATGTTCCAATTTATTATCCAACCAATTGGGATGCAAATGTTTTTTGGGCCACGCGAAACCAAGTTTTGGGCGCGTTACCGCCTGGAACATTTCCAATTATTCGCCCGCTATTGGAATTGATTATGGGCGGGCGTGATCAATATTTGAATTTAGTTTCCCCCGTAAATTTAAATCCGCCTAACGCCTTGAGTTATGTTGGCTCAATTGCGGATTGGGTTGGCGGCGCCGTTGTAGATTATCCCGATGGTTCGCCATTAGTTCAATTTTATGATTCCCGAGGAATTGTGCCTTATCAAGTGAAATGGCAAGATAAATTTGCAACAACCGATTTATGGAACGCGCAAATTGGCGATTGGACCCAACAAACAATCACATACCCAACAGCCCAAGCCCCGTGTGTTTTAGATCCTGGAACCGTAATTTTTGAACCCATTTGGAGTTCACAATTAGGCGATGTTATAAACGAGGTTTCGATTACCTACGCGGCGGGATCAACTTACACCGCAAGCGATGCCGCATCAATAACACAATTTGGCGAACGGGTATTAAGCCTTAGCACCGAATTACAAAATGTTGGCGATGCCGTGGTTCGGGCAACATCATTATTAACGCGACAATCTCAACCGCGTTGGCAATTAGGAAACGTGGAAATCATCATGGATGAGATCACCGATACAGCTAAGCGGGATGAAATCATGGAATTGATTTGCGGCCGCCGTGTTGAATTAAACAATTTGCCTAGCCCTGCCCCATATGAAACATACGTTGCAATTGTTGAGGGATGGTCCGAAATATATGCAGGCAACGGCAAGGATAAGGGAATCCACCGAATGACCTTGGCTTTATCGGATCCGTTTATGTCTTACGCCGTGATGCCGTGGTCCACCCTTACAACCGAACAATGGGGTACAATTAACCCAACGACAATTTGGGCCGATGCAATTAGCCTGCAAACGTTAATTTAGGAGTAAAGAATGGCAACAACCGCAAGCGGGTGGACCTATGCAATATCCACCGATCCATTAGTTAATTGGCCGGGACAATCTGCCGCCGTTGCCACAAAGCTTGAGCAACGATTACCAGGCGGATCGGGCGCATCAATCTTGCCTTTCGCGATGCGTTCGGGCAAAAATACCGTTGCCGCAAATTCATCGGCATCAATAACATTTCCCGCCGGTAGATTTAGCCTTACGCCTGAAATTTTGGTTTCATTTGATTCCATTTCAACCACGTTATCCGGCCCATGTTCGGGATCAACAACATCCGCAACGGCTGCCAATCTATATAATTCTAGTAACGCATCACGATCGATTGTATATATGGCGTTCCAAATGACCTCATCAAGTTCGATTGGATAATAATGGAAAAAATTGTTGTTTGCGAAACTAAAGATTGCGAAAACGAAAACATTTTCATTTTGGTTAGTGATTGCCAAGAAACCGTTATTTGTGGATGCTGCAATGTAGAGATCACAAATATAAGTGATTTCAAGCCCGAAACAAAAGCCAAAAAATGAGTTTGCTTGAATGGTTTGCAACTAGCCCAATTGCATCATTTTTGAGAGTATTCGGCGCGGGCGTTTTAGGTTGGGTTTTAATAAACGCGGATTCAATTGAAGCTCACCCCGCTATTGTGATCGGCTTAGTTTCGGCCCTACCCGTATTGATCTCATGGCTAAACCCTGCCGATCCACGATATGGGACCGTTGCAACCGATGGAACCGATTAAAAACGGGATCGTAACATTCCCATACGGGGCAAAATACCGCAACGGCCAAACCCATAAGGGCATAGATTACAAAGCAAATAAGACACCTATTCGCGCCGCCGTGGGTGGGATTGTCGTTCATTCTGGCCGCCATGTATTCCGCAAGGGTTGGGGTTTTTCGATGGGGATCCATGTAATCGTGGACAATGTTAGATTCCAGGATGGAACGCCCGGGTTATGGGCGGGTTATTGTCATTTATCCAACACCCTTGTTAAGGTTGGCGATGTTGTTGCCAAGGGCGATTTCATAGGGATTAGCGGGAACACGGGCAATTCCACCGCCGAACACTTACATTTCCAAATCCTTGCAAGCCGTTATTGGAATCCCTTAAAGCACGTTAACCCGCGCAAATGGATTGCCGCATGATTATCAAAGTGGAATCGGATAAAGACAAACAATCAATCGCGCCAAATGATTCAACAAAGATTCGCATTCTTGGGAACACGGGTTGGAAAGTAACTAAGACAACTAAGCGTGTTTTATTGGAAACCACAATCCAAATTGAGCTGCCAAAAACTGGATGCCCAAATGTTGTTCGATTCCGATTTTGCCGTTATCCAAACACCACAAAGGCAGATTACACGGGGCATTTTTCATACCCGGTTCACCCTGGAATGTCAGGGAAAACGGTTTGGGTTACATTGGCCCATTCCATTCGGGCAAATCGTTTGATGGCAATAGCCATTTATGTTGATCACGATGGCAAATCACCAATTGTTCTTGATGGCAGACAATTCAAGGCGAACTAATGAATCTAATTTTAGCCGGACAATATGCCGCCGCCCTGATAGCAATTTTGTCTTTATTGGGAATGGTTATCAAATGGGCCATTGTTAAACCGATCAAAGCTTATATCGATCAGGCCACATACCCAATTTCCCCCGGGGCTAATGGCGGAAAATCATTGCCCGATTTAATCAACACGGTTGATGAAATAAAAACCTTATTGAATAAGCATTTAGAGGACCATAAAAAATAATTTGGCGAAATGCCGAAATTGTCCGCCGCGTGTGTTAATTTTATTTCATTGGATGAACCATTGTCACGAATGGTTGGGAAGCCGCGGCAGGTTCGACAAACGCACCTCACCCAATAACCACCAAACAGAAAGGGTTTCAAATGAAACCAGAACAACACGAGGCACTAAGAAAACCGTTCCCTAAGGAACAAATCCTGCCTTAATCATTGGTTTGGTGTCTGCATTACCCGTTTTGATTTCATGGCTCAACCCTGCCGATCCACGATTTGGCACAGTTGAAACGGAATCAGATGGAACCGATTAAAAACGCCGTTATTACTTTTCCTTATGGCGCGAAATACCGAAACGGCAAAACACATCAAGGCGTGGATTTCCGCGCATCTATTGGAACCCCTTTTGTTGCAATGGTGCCGGGTGTTGTTGTTCATGCTGGCCGCCATGTTTTCAAAAAA